CGACTGGCCAAGTGCTGCCATCGTGCCGGCGGGAAACCCGTACAGCGAGTCGGCGTATGACTCCTGCGACAGCAGACTACCCGACATAACGCTCGCCTGGCGGTCGCTGCACCGTCACTATTGACAATCTGAGGCCGCCCGCGTCCGCCCCGACGCTTTGCAGCAACGCATCCATGTTCGCCGCGCACCTGCCCCATTGCGTGAGCGCGAAATGGTGCTGCGGCGAATTGAGAATCACGGGGAGGTTGCGATTTGGTGCTATGCCGGTCGGTTGCCGCTGCCCAAACGCGATATGATTCAGGTCTGCCACGTCACCCGCCCGGCGCGATCAGGAGCCATTGCCGGCTTGGAGCCACGGCGTATTGCCCGAGCGCCAGTACCGCCGCGCCCGGAGGCGCGCCCGGTTGCGAGGCCGGATCGGACGGCGGCGAAATCCGCGCCTGGTGCAATCGCCAGAAAATCAGGCCGGCCAGGCCAAGGGCGATAATTAGGAGTGCATCGGTCATGCCCAGGGTCCGCGATTCTCGATTGATGCCTCTTGGAACAGCTCGGAATTTTGCGTGTTCTGTACCGCCAACGCTTGTTGCTGCGTCGCCGCGGCGAGCTGCGTCGCTTGTAGCTGCGCACTGATTTGCGCCTGGTCAACGGCGCCGGTCGTCGCAATACCAAGGTTGGTAGTCGCGGCGGTCTGATTCACCTGATTATTCAAGTAACCGTATTGCTGCGTCACCTGATTATTCAGGAAACCATATTGCTGCGTCACCTGATTATTCAGGAAACCAACTAAGGCATTGGTTTGGTCGGTCTGTTCCTGCGCGTTGATTGCCGCAATCGACGTGCCGGCGTTGATGCTGCCGAGTGACACGATTTGGCTCGCACTGATGCCGGCCAGGTCAACGGTTTGCTGCGCGGAAATGCCCAGCGCCTGCAACGAGGACTGCGCGGCGATCTGCGTGGTTTGCGCGTTGGCTTCGAGGGTCGCAATCGCCACCTGCCCGTTGACCTGCGTGGCCACGCTTTGCGCCTGTGTCTGCTGTGCCGAGAGCTGCGCGGCGTACTGCGCCTGCACCGCTTCGCTCTGCACCGCTGCGGACTCTGCCGCGGCGTTGGGATCGGTAGCCGCAGCCGGCGCGGAGCCGCCGGAGTAATACAGGTAAACCAGAATCGCGCCGCCGACGAACACCACGCCCGAGGTAAGGTACGGGTGCCCTTTCACCCAGGCCCATGTTTCTTTGAGGCCGCCGGCCATCGGATCAGGTGCCAGTATAGGGGTTGGGGATCAGGCCCGTAAGGTAATTGGCCTGAAACGCGGGGCCGGGATAGGCGAGCTGGAATGGCAACAAGTAGCCCATCAGCAATTGCGGCTCAAAACCGCGCACCATGCGGGTGTAGGCCGGACCTATCGAGGTCATGCCAATTGGTCGCAGCGCCGCGCGTGGCGCTACCCCGAGGGCGCCGCGCGGAGCCGCCGGGGCCAGCCCCAAATTGAGGAAATCGGGATAGACGGCCATGGCCTGCCTATCCCAGCGACGAGGTGTTGAAGCCGGCGCCGAAGCCTTCCCCAAAGCTGCCAAGGCCGCCGAATGTGGACGAGCCGTAGATCGGTGCGCCCGGCGAATAGCCGGTGACAGGCCCCTCCGCGGTCGCGAGCGCGGTGTTGAACGCTGACGAGCTGGAATTGATTACGCCCGTCGTGTTGGCATTGCGCGACACCAGTACAGCCAGCACGGCCACGCCAACAATGGCCAGCGCAATTGAGGTAATATCGGACGTGATGCTGTTCATCGGCCGTTGCTCCTAGTAACCGGCGGTCGAAAATGGCTCGCTGGCAAACGTACTGGCGAAATTGCCGATGCCGCCGAGCCCGCTCAAGAGTCCCGAGGACGAGCCGGACGAGCTGCCCGTCACCGGAGCGGTTGCCGCCGACAGGATGCTGGAAAGCCCCGAGGCGCCGGCTTGGATCACGCTTGATGTCTGCGCCCGCTGCGACAGGACAACCGACAGGATCGAAAGGCCGATGATCGAACCGACGATGGAAACGAGTGCGCGTCCGGTTTCGCCCATGGTGCGCCCCTAGGCCGCGATCGCTGCGGCGATTTCCGCGTACTGCACATAGTCGGACGAGCCGCCGGAGCTGCCGCCGGTCAAGCTGCCGAGAATCCCGCCGCCGCCGGACGAGTCGGACGAGCCGGACGAGCTGCCCGAGCTGGAACCGCTGCCGTACTTCGATAGCGGAATTGCCGCCGCTGCCGCGGGGGGATTGGTGATGATACTTTGCAATTGCGAGAACAGGCCGCCGTTTTTCAGCGTCAACACCACCACGACGAGCGCGATTGCCAGGCTGGAAATCCGTTGCAGCGCCGGGACATAGCCGAGCAAGCCAAGGATCACGATCGAGGCCGCCCAACTCAAAAACTGCGTGCCCTGCCCGAAGTCTGCCCCGAGCTGCTTTGCGAAGTCGTGTTCGGTACCCCGGAAAGCCAGGTCGATGATAATCGCTCCGACAAGGATGGCTGCAAGTGGCATCAGATTCCCAAATAGCTCACGTATTTGCCCAGCGAACCACGCAACGCCACATAGACAACGGCGCCAATAAGCAACCAGCCCAATATCCGGCCGGTCGCCTCCATTTGTCAGCTCGCGGCGCCGATACCAACGGTTTTGGCCAGCGACGGGTATTGCGCGCCGAGCAAGTAACCAGCAATCAAGACCACGCCAAGCATAACCCAGTGATGCGCATACATCGCTACAACTCCACTCGCTCAAGAACAAGGTGCCACCCTCCGCAAAGGACCAAGAGAAGCGCGAGCAAAAGAACCGCGGTTTCCATGTCCACGCGTTGGCGAAACGGCCGCCACAACATCTTGTTGATCTGCCCGATTGTGGCGGCGACGTTGGCCATGTGCGGTTAACCGGCGCCCGCGTTGCCGGCCAGCGAAGGCGCCGAGGCCAGCACCTGCGATACTGCCAGGTCTTCCCAGCCGACTTGCAACACCGCGTTGGCGTTGACCACGGACGGATTGACGGCGAGCACCGTATTGCCTTCCGCGGCGGTGATGATCGGCGCGTCCGAGTAATCAAACATGTAGACGCCCGCCGGGAAATCATCGCCATAGGCGTTGCGCGTCAGGTAGCTTTGGAGCTGCGGCGTGCGCTTCCACTCGGTCGTCTGGTTTGCCGATTCCAACTTGAAAAAATTGATGTCGGTGCCAGCATTGAGCGTGCCGCCATTGTCGAAAGCGACAGTATTGCTCAGAAACTGCCGCAGATTGGTGAAGCGGACAAAGTTATCGCTCGCCGCAACCAAAGCGGAAAACGAGGTTGACTTGATTTCATAGATCGTCGAGAGGTCCGGCGACAGTGCATTGAGCAACGCCAACGGAAATTGGTCCCAATATTCCTGAAACACCGTGACAGTCGTGGCGAACGTCGGCGGGACGGAATTACTTGCGCCGGTATAGACGGCGCCGAGCGGGTCCGCGGAGTTCTGCGCGAAATTGGGGTTGAAAGTGAGCTGCAATTGCTGCGTCGCGAACACCGCGCCGGCAAACACCGCGCCTTTGAGCGAGCTGCGCCCAAGCGCGAGCGGTACCTCGTACATGCAATTGACCGTGCCGGCCGCATTGGCGGCGATGGTTGCCGGTGCGCCGATCGAGGCGATTGTGGCCCCGAATCCGGTCGGACTGTCGGTAGTCAGCGCCGCGCCCGGTACCCGGCGATGCCGGCGCGCCGTGACGCTGGCCAGGTGCCAGCCCGGCGTTGCAACGCGCTGATTCGTTGCCGGGTCGGTGTACTGGATCAGGCTGAAAGTCGAGAACGGGCCAAACGAACCGCGTGCAAGGGCGCCGCCGCCGCTTGGATTGGTGACAACGGTGGACACCTGTACGACAAACTTCGTGATGAGTCCCACATTGACAATCGGCACATTGATAACCGACTGCTGGCCATAGACCGGAACGATGCTGGCCTGATAAATCTGCTGGGTAAACCGCTTGCCGGTACCGCGGAGGATCGCACTGGCCTGGTCATTGGTCGCCAATTGTTGCTGCGACCACGGTTGCAGGATGTTTTGACTCGGGCCGCTGTTCGAACCGGACATACTTTTACTGTTCCTGGTGGTAGGGCGCCGCGCCGAGCAATTCGGCCAGCAAGACAGCAACGAAAATCCACAACACAAGCACGGTGGGGACGATGACCCAGTTTGGCCACGCGCGAAGGACGCGGAAATTGAGCATTACGCGGTGGCAACCGTGCCGGCCGGGACCGCGGCGCCCGGCGAGCTGAGTTTCACCAAGCCGGCGCGCCCGGCGAGCTGCACCAGCACCAGTGCGGCGACATAGACGACCGCGCCGATCAGGCCGATTGTCAGGAAGTTGTCAGGCCGGAAAGTGATGACAGCCGGTTCCAAAGACGTTCTCCGCTGCTAATCGTCTTAATTGATTCGCAGCGATAATATTGTTACAACGGACGGTTGCGGTCAAGCGATGATTACACCCGTATGCGGCGG